CGCCGGAAACCCGGCTCCATACAGTTGCAATTAATTGCATTTTCGGGGAGCCGGGGTCAATGAAGCGCTATCTGCTTGGCGTCTCTGTTATCCCACTAGATCGTCGGGTTGGGGTCAGTCGGCTCGTCTGTCGAATGTCGGAACTGTACCTCGATCCAGAGCACACCCATGACGGTTCGGTCCCCGTAGGTCGTCATGTCGATCTCGTTGTTCGTGAGCTGGGTATCGACAGCCAAGCCGTCCCACTGCCTGTTCCTGGAAACGACCTGCTCCACAACCGTCAGCACCATTTCACCGAGATGCCCCGGAAAAGGGTCGTCCCGGTTGACCGTGATCCGAAACTCAATGCCGACCGTCATGTTGCGGACGGTATACGGGTACAGGTGCGAGTACCGCTCCGGCCCCGGCACGATGCCTATCGAGAACCGTTTGCGGTGATCGGCTTCCCCCAACGGACCTAGCTCGACCGTGGAGAACTTGATCGGCCAATCGGGCGGCTCGACCGCCTGAAACTTGGCGATCATCGTGGTCAGTATCCGATGGCGGACGCTTTCGGCCATGGCCGCCTCCTCAGTTCGTCAGGAAATGCCGGACCATGCGATCCATGGCCCGCTCCACAAAGTGCGGAAGCCCCGTATTAATGGTCTCCCGCAGACCGAGACGGGGCGGGATGGTGGTCGTCTCTCTGAGTAGATAGAGCGGCACGATCTGGGTCGCCCGCTTCTGGAAGATGATGAGGTTACCAGCCTTGGTCCGGGCGACGAATGTGTTCTCCCAATCCCTGGCGGATTTCTTGAGCGGAACGCCACGCTCATCCAGCGCCGGAGGAAGCGGGATCGTCAGGTACTTGGCTTCCTTCGCCTTGATCGTGGCCCCGAACTCGTGGATCACGCCAGGAAACCCGACCGTGATGTACGCTTTCAGGGACCGCCACGTCTGACCCTTGACGGTTACGCTGCGCTCCAGGGAACTGACCAGCTGTCCGGTGCGACTGGAGAGGCTCTTATCGGTCGTCCCGCTCGGCCATGGCATACCGTGACGGGAAGCTAGAGCATGGGCCACGCTGTCCAGGAACTCCTTCAGCTCCTGGCTCATGACCTTGGCGGAGCCGTCCCAGTCCTTCTGCAGCTGCCGGGCAAACGCCTCCAGGCCCTTACGGGCATCGTTGAAGCGCCTGTTACGGAACCGGACCTGGAACTGGAATGAGGAAGCCATGGCCTCCTCACATCGGCAGCAGGGCCATGGGTGCGTAGCGGAGATGCCGGTGGATCAGCGCCGCGTACTGGGCTTCCAGCACAGGCGTGTCGAGCTTGATCCCGACCTCCGTGATGCTCGGATTGTTCGCAATGTGGATCAGGCAGCGCAGCTTCGCCGCTTCCTGCAGCCAGCTCGGCACCTGGTCGAGGTTGTAAGACTGATCGTTGTCCGGGTCAGGCTCGAAACCCGCCTGGTACGTGAACCTGACGTACTGCTGGGTGAAGCGGGTCGTGAAATCGGTGACCACCCCACGCTCAAGATCGACCGCCATGGAGCCGGTAACGTTCTTGGACGCGCCGCTGCTGAAACCGCCCGCCTCTACCACCTCTATGGTCGGAGCCGAGGCTAGAAAGCCCCGGCTCAGCTTGAACTGTGTCTCCGAATGCGCTCCCTGAACGAAGCCAGGTCGGTAGACCCAGAACGTGTCCGTCACATCGCTCCGCTCAAAGCTCGTCTGCAAGACGGATGCGATCTGGTGCTCGGCAGCATGAAGGGACATCTCGATAGCCGTGTTGATGTCCGTCATGTCGTCGTAACCGAGACTCTCGCGAATGCTCTGAACGGATGCGAGGAGCATCTTAGACCTCCACAGCCCCCTTGGTGGTCGGGTCGTTCTGGGCCGGTTCCTTGACCTCGACCGGCTCTTCCTTCTTGACGCGCTTGATCACCACGCCGCCCTTCTTCGTCTGGCTCTCGGCCTCATCGAGTACGGGCTTTGCCTTGATGTTCAAGGCGTTGTCCCTCTCCTCAGCCGTAATATCGTAGCCGAGAATCTTCTCGAGGGCTGCGACCTGCGGCTTGCCGGTGGCGGTATAGGCATCCTCGTCATCGGGATCGAGCTGATCAGCCGCGGCACGGATCGCCTGATAAAGCTCCTCCTTGCTCTCCGGGCGCTTGCTTTCAGCCTTCGGAGCTTCCTGCTCCACCTCGGCCTTAGCTGAAGCCTCTTCCACCTTCCCGGCAAGAAGATCGTCAAGGCCAATGATCTCGAACCTGGGGTCCTGCATCAGGACTCGGGCGGTCGCGATATCGACCTCCACTTCCTGACCCTGTTCGTAGAGTGTGTCCCCTCTGTAGAGGCGCTTTGGCTTCTTGAGTTTTGCTTTCAGCATACCGCTCTCCTAGCGTTCAAAAAATGCGGGGCCAGATTAATCCACTGACCCCGCATTTGCAATTAATTGCGCTTCACAGCTTATTAGGAAGCGATGTTCTCGTAGACGACGAGAGCCTCGGGCTCCTCGATCTGGAAGTCGATGCGGCAGGTCAGAACGATGATGTAGACGCGGGACGTGATGTCCTTGTCAAACTCCATCGAGACCTGGCGCTGAATGCCGAAGACCAGGTTCAGCGGGTCAGTGAACATGCCCTTGTCCTCCGGCATCAGAGCCACGCCTTCCACAGGCGAGCCGTAAGCGAAGGTCGGGCTGGTGCCCTGGGTCATCTGGTCACCGAGGGCCGTGCCGCGGTCGGCCAGCGTGTCGCGGTACTCGGTCTCGTTATTCACCGAGACGAAGTGCTTCAGAGCCGCCTTGTTACGCTGATACTGGCTCGGCATGGCCTTCAGGCCACGCTTGAAGACGCTCTTGGAGATAGTCTCACCATCAGCGTCCACAACGTTGCCCTTCTCGGAGCCGATCTTCAGCCAGCCGTCGAGCTGGGACAGGTAGTCCTCGTCATCCTGGTCAGCCGGATTCAGGTAGTCCTCATCAGCCAGGAGCGCCAGCTCTTCNAGGTCGAGCGCTGCACGCTCAGCGATCAGGTCGATGATCGTCTGACGGAGACCACCCGGACCGGTGTTCGAGGCTTCGTTGTTGGCAGCCNNCGCCCGCTCGATGTTGTCTTCCAGAACATCGTANGGCAGACGCACCTCAGCGATCTGCTCTTTCGTGCTGAGCTCGATCTGCTCGGTCGTCGGCTTGGAGCGCTGCTGCTCGGTCAGCGCAGTCGCGGAGACCGCCTTGCGGAGGATGCGGCTGCCGAAGCCGATCTTGTTGATCTTACGCTTCGAGGCCAGCATCTCGACGACGCGGCACTGACGGATCAGCGTCGGCTGCTTGATGAGCTTGCGGATGAACGCCGCGCCCTGCTCAGGCGAGAGCTCACCGCCATTGGACTGCAGGTCCGCAATCGCGAGATCGGCCTTGCGGAGGAGGCTGCTGTTCGTGGTCATGCTTCTGTTCCTTCTCAATACGGATAGCGGTCTATTCTCCGCACTCACGCGACTTCGCGTCGTTCGTAGGCGGTGTCCAGAAGAGGCGGGAGAGACGGCTCGGACTTGGCGACACGCGCCACGTCACCACCCGCTTCATTGAACACGGTTCCGTTCAGTGCCTCGTCGGTCTTCTGGATACGGATGTCCATCTGATCGACGCGCTCGCTGAGCGTACCCACCTCCTTCTTGACCTCAGCAACAGCCGCCTCGACCGACTTCTGGAGCTGCGCGATGGCATCCAGGATGTCGGTGTTGTCGGCCTTAGCAACTTCACCAAGGTCGCTCTCCTGCCCGGCAGCCTTCTGGGCTCCCGCGCCGGATTCCTCATCGGGCAGCTTCTTGCCCTTGCCCTTCTTGCCAATGTCGGCGTCACCCTCCTTGCGCACGCCACCCAAGCGGCCAAGGCCGGAGTCACCATCCGGGATCGAGCTCCCGTTGACACTGCCGAAGGTCGTGTTGTTGCGGTCGTCCTCCGTCGCACGGCGCGTGGCTTCATCGCTGTCCGTGGGCGGGGCGGCAAAACCATCGGGGTCACCAGGCTCATGACCCTTGGGATCGGGCAGGCCCTTCACCTCTTCCTTGCGAGCCTCTGCGGGACCTTCATCGGGGTTGCCGGTGGTGGACTCGCCCGGAACGGCGTTCACAGCAGTGTTGGCCAGATCATCAGCAGTAGCGCGAGGATCAGTGCCAGTGCCCTTGCCGTGCTCGAAGCCAGCGCCCGTGCCGTTTTTCCCGGCATCGGCCTTCTCGACCTCTTCCTCAGCAACCTCGACCGGAGCCTCATCCCCGAGGGGAAACTTCGACTCGGACTTGGCGAGCTCGAACTCCATCTTGAACGCCTGCATGGGGACGTTCTTCAGGAGCATGGTCATATAGCCCTTGAAGTCGTCGATCGCCTGACCGATCTGGTTCGACGCATCTTCAGGGGAGGCCGCCTTGTANAGGATGTTGGCGATGGTGGTCGCCAGGGCGTCCTTGGCAACGCAGATGGACGGGTAAACACCCTCGGTAGCCATGACGACATTGAAGTCCGTGGAGCCGTAGGAGAAGTCGTCGAACAGCTTCTTCACATGGGTGATGACCAGGCCGACTTCATCGGACACCTTCAGCACGACGGTACCCTTCGCCTTGTCGGCATCGGCCTTCGCAACCGTGATGCAGTCGCCCGTCTCATTCTTGACGAACTGCTTCGGATCGAGACCGACAGACTTGAAGATTGCCGCAATCTTGTTCAGGTCAGCACCCTTGGCAATTACGGCTGCAACGATCTCGGGCTTGGGGTCGGCCTTATGGAAAAACCGGCGACCAATCTTGTGCAGGTCCAGCATTTCATCGTCCTCTTTCGTGATCCGAAACGGGATGCGATTGGCTCCCCGCTTGACCAGCGATACGAAGTTCACGTCCGTGTCGATCAGCTCATTGGCCTTAATGCGCAGCTTGGGCATAGAGCACTCCTTCAACGAACGAGAACCGGTGAGCGTGGCCGTTGTCTTCTTCCGTGACCGTCCCGCGCAAAATGCGGTGCCTGGACCCATCCGGCCCGACATCGGTCCATCCGCCGAGGAAGTTTCCCTCCTCGTCGTATTTCACGAAGAACCTATGCTTGTGGCCATTTGCTTCATCGGTTTCCCCCTCGATGATCGGCGGAATTTCGAGTTCGATGAAATTCTCGACCCGGAAACCAACCCCATCGAAGGAGAACCCGTTGAGCTCACCCGATTTTACGAGAGCCCACACGTCATCGGTGCATTTCACGCCGATAACCCATGAGCCTGGAATGAAAATCGGGTCGTCGTCCCGTGCAATGAAGCTCTCGACAACGTAGCAGCCGGACTCTTCCTGATTGTGGTTCAGGTCGATCTTGTTGACGAAGCCCTTCCGCATGAACTCGTACGCCATCTGCTTGATGGACTCTCGAGTCATGAAATCTCCCTGGCTGTCAGGGAAACCCGGAGCATAGACCTCACCGAATACGAGCTGCTCTTCCTCGTCGGTCTTCCGGATCGCGACGGTGTGGTTGTCGTCGGAGACAGCGGGCGACGAAAAGCCCGAAAGGCCAAAGCCTTCCGTCTCTTCTCCGAAACCTGTCGCTTCCTTGAACAACGCTTCGCGATCTCTGCGCACGGTTAACGTGGCGCAGAATACTCACGCGCACGCGCGTCTCAACGAGAATTTGCAATTAATTGCACGTCTCGGACTAGGAAATGATCCAGAGACACTGAAGGACTGAATGTCTCTGGGTCACGTCTCTCAGGGGGACGAAACGAGACCGCCCAGAGGGATTTCCTCCGTTACGGTTCCTACAAGCGCCAGAACACCTCGGCACCCCGGATGGTAAGGCGGAGAACCATAGCCCTCAGCCTGCATCTCCTCGAGGCTCATGGCATTGAGCTTGGCGAGACCTGCCTTGGACTGATTCGGCCATGGAGCAAGGCTCTTCAGCTGCTGCGGGTCTGGGTTCCCAGGGCCTGCATCACCCTCCCGTATTCCTTCTGCACGTAGAACGTCTTGCCGTGCATGTACTGGCATACCGGGCAGGTCTTCTCGTCGAGCACCTCGTTGATCTGGTACGTCTCGATCTTCTTGTTGATCGCCTCGGCCAGGAACCCGAGCGTGACCAGGCGGCTCGTCGTGAGGTTCGCCGCAATGTCGATGGCCATGCGCCCTGTGCCCATGACGGCTTGATTGAGGCGTTCGGCCATATCGTCATCCTTGCGGACCTTCTTTTTCTTGCGGGGACCGGCCTGCTCTGGGTTCTGCATCCCAGCCTCCTCCAGGTCCTCCGAGGACATGTCGTACTTGCGCAGCTCCTCCCGGCGAATGGCCTTATGCAGTTCCTGGCGCACCATCTCAGCCCCATGGAACTCAACCATGTCCGTCATCTGATCCAGGGCCAGCTGGATCGAGTACGGGAGCGACTGCTCGCGCTTGACGTACGAGGTGGCTTGGAGGCTTCCCGTCACGTTGTGTGCCCCGAACAGAAAGGAGCTGACGGCCAGCTCCTCCAGACGCTTCCGGTGCCGCTCCACCACCCCGAACATGGAGAGCTTGTTGGCAATGTCGTGGGCGTCGTCCCACTTGCGTGCCGCAAGCAACGGCCCGACCTGGCTAACGATGCGCCGCGCAACATGGTCCCATGCGGCATGCATGGTCGAGGCGACCGATTTCTCCAGAGCGAGGAACGCCTGCAGTTTCAGCATGGCTCCCCCCGCCTAGTGATGGTGCTGATGCTCTGACTGCATGACTGCGATCGTGCAGCTCATCAATTCCCCAAGCCCCTCGAGGTCATAGGACGGGTCGATGAACTGCAGGCTCGCGCAAGCCTTCTGGAACTCCTTCCTGCCACGCTCGTCTAGTGATGCAATTAACTTCACATGCTTGGCCAGCTCTGCGAAATCCCTGCCCCTCAGAGCTGCCAACGTGTCGTGAGCGAGTGCAAGAACTCCTAACGGCGCGGCCTTCTGGGTCGAAGACGGTTTAGGAGCCTCGACCGGCGTTCCGTTGTCACCGTTCAGGGTTCCGGTCCTATTGTCCAGCGTGTTGACGTGGACGATGTTGCCTTCCTCATCGACCGTCATGGACGCATCAAAGGTGACCGGCTCTTCCGAGTACCGGATGCGCGTCTTGGCAACCTCGTTGATCTCGCGGATTATGTCGGAAGGCATCACGTGGTTGGTGTTCATGGCAAGCTCGATGCCCTGCATCTTGAGCGATGCATCATCGATCACCATCGGCTTCGACTTCATCCGATAGCCGTAGTAGCCCATGGCCGTGAGCAGCTTCATCGAGATAACCTCGTCGAACTCGTCGCGCTCCGGCTTGAAGACCTGGGCCTCGGCCACATTGTACGAGACATAAGCAGTCGCGAAGGCATAATCCGCGGCCTGACCGACGAAAATGGGCGGCAGACGGAAGGCGCGACGGATGCGCTGCTCGCACTTGTCGTCGTACTTCTCGAACATGCTGTCGTTCTGGCGCTCGCTGCCGAACCTCTCCACCGTGACCTTGGCCTGCAGCGGATGGTCCATCGAGCCACCGGTCGGCTCCACTTCGAGAACCTGAACTCGGTTCTTCGATAAGGCGCTTCCCAGGCTCATCTTCTGCTCAAGAGCCTGGCGCGTCTTGTCCTGCAGCGAGCCACCCTGAAGGATGATTAGCACCGGCGGGACACCGCCATTGTCGAAGAACTCCAGATTGAACTCCTCGGCCCTACGAGAGCCCAGAATCGAAGGCAGCTGGTTGATCCAGCGCGGCACTCCGTAAGGCGTCTTGGAGTCCGGCAGGCAGGTGAAGTGGATGATCTCGGTCGCCCGCTGGTTCGCTGGCAGCCTCTGTCCGGTCTGTGCCCAGACTCCCGTGTTCTTGTTCAGGTCACGCTGCACGCCGAAGTCCTTGAAGTAGACCAGCGTGACGCCGTTCAGGAGCTGGACGTACCGGCGCTGGCGCTCCATGACGGTAATGCGGACCTCGCGTCCGTTTCGGCGCATGACCTTCTCGACCGGTACCGGGTCGTCCAGCTTCAGAAGCCGCATCATCTTGGCGTCCACATGCCGGAGGAAGACGATCTGGTCCTGGGCGTTGCGCAGCACTTCGAGATAGGCGTTGCCCGTGCGCTCGTAGTCCCGACGCAGCTTCTGCCGTATGGTCATGAACGACTCGCCCGGCCACGGCTCAGCGAAGAACTGCCTGAGCTGCTCGATCTTCTCGTCTACGCTGTCATCGCCTTCCTCGGCGTCCGCGCGGATGAAGTCGTAGCCAGTGCCGTCGATGTTCGTCACCATGGCCTCGATGCAGGGAGACAAGGCATTGTTCTCCTGCGCAAGGCGATCGAGGGTGCTAAGGTTGTAGGGCGGCTCCAGGACGCCAATGTCTCGGCTCGCACCGACATACAGGTCCTGGTATTCGTCCTCGGGCTGAAATGCGTTGCCCGCCACAGCATTGGCGGGCCGTTCCTGATTGAGCATCTGCCGGGGCAGCAGAGCCTTCTTGATCTCCTCTTTCGAGGGGTCAGCCCCAACCAGCCGGAAAATCTGCGCAGTAGGCCGTTCAGACTTTTGCGTGTCGGCCTTGTTTCCATCCTTGGCCATGATCATACCCTTCCCGCATCAGCATCAGGCATGACACCGCTGCAATTAATTGCAGAACTCGGTCATGCGACGAGCGTCAGCTTCTTGAGTTCTGCGAGGTTTGGGCCAGCTTCCGCATCCGCGGGGAACTTGAGCTGCGGCTGCCAGCCGACCTCGTCAGATCAGTGTTACAGGGATTTCAGCGTATTGTATATCGTCATGCGCGTAACGGCATAAGCCTTGGCCAACTGAATCACGCTTGTTCCCTTTGAGAAAGCCTCCTTGATGGCTACCCTATCCTCTGCGGAAAGTTTGTACCCGCTCCCATTAGAGTACGGGTGCAACCCTGTATCCACCGCGTGATCCGTGTTTTGCTTGGGTGTGACCCACTCCAGGTTTTTCGCTGTGACGTTGGTCTTTACGCCATCCTTATGGTTGACCTCTGGCTTGGTCTCGGGGTTCGGCAGAAACGCCTCCGCCACAAGGCGATGTACCAGATATTTACGTCCTGCAAGATTGACCTCTGGGTAACCATGACTCCCTGGCGGGCACTTCAACACCTTGCCCTTGCACGGCAGCGGGTTGCCGTTCTTCCTAACGATAACCCGATCAAGACTCCGCACTCGTCCAAGACTACTTACCTCGTAGAAGCCTTCAAACCCTACTATGGGCCTCCATTCTTCCTGCAATTAATTGCACCTCCTACGCAACCTTGATGCCTTTCAGTTCGGCTAGGTTCGGCCCTGCTTCTGCATCAGCAGGGAATTTCAACTGTGGCTCCCAGCCAACTTCATGAAAAGGCAAGTTCGACATAACTTCCTGCGCTCTGGAAGCCCACAGGTGTGCATCTTGTTCCGGGATGTACGCAATCATGGCGTCGTGGATTTGGCCCACAATTTCGATCTCTGGGTACGCATCGTCGATAAGCGCGATCGCCCAGAGCATCATGTCGGACAGGCAGGACTGGATCGGAGAGTTGATGGCCTGGCGCTCGGCCTTGGCTCGAACCGCCTTGTCCCAGCTGCGGATCATGGGCAGATGGCGGACGCGGCCCAGCGGAGAACGGACCATCTCATGCATGCTGACGAGCTTGCGCTGCCTCTCATGGTAGTCGATCAGGCCGGAGTAGAGAGCAAAGAAGTCGTTTCTGATCTTCTCGGCTTCCGCGTAGGTCAGTCGGAGACCGTAGTTCGCCCACGCATAAGCCTGGAAGCCCTCAACACCCATGCCGTAAAGCAGACCGAAATTGCCTGCCTTGGCTCGAGAGCGCAGTTCCTCGAACAGCTTGGCGAGCCTTTCGTCCTCGCTATCCTTCCAGCTCAGGAACTCCTCATAGCTCACGCCACCAAGCTGCGCTCCGGTCACCGCGTGCAGGTCCTTGCCCTCCTCATAAGCGGCGATCATGTTCTTCTCGTTCGCCACGCAAGCCACCACGCGAAGCTCGCCCTGGCTGTAGTCCAGGGAGCAGACGACCTTGCCAGGCGGTGCGGGGAAGCACGCCCTAATCTTCTTTGCCCAATAGGTCTTTTTCGGCAGCGTCTGGAAGGCGGGGTCCTTCGCTGACAGGCGACCCGTCACAGTGCCGGACTCGTCATCATCGTCATCATACAGACCGCCATGGAACAGCATGTAGGTCGGGTGCAGCCGACCGTCCGGCCTCAGATGCTTCAGGAACCCCTCGATGAAAGTCGAGAGCGTTTTCGAGGCTGCGTCCATTTCGGTGAGCGTCTCGATCATCTCCGCAGCCTCCGGCACGTCCGCGAACTGCCGGAGATGGGATTTGGTCATGGATGGCTCGCCCGTTTTGGCCGTGAGTTCCTTGGGTTTCAGGTTAAGACCCAGGGGTGAGAAGAAGTATTCTTTGAGCAGAGATGGCAGTAGCGGGCTTTTCCCGGCCTTTAGCTGCCCCTCAATCTTGTCGCGGTATTTGATCTTGAGGCGGTTCGGGAGAAGGCTCATGGCCTTGTCCTGAGCCGTCTTGATGACCTCCCTCACCTCTTCGCCCAGCGCCTCATACTTCCCCCGATCGATCAGCACGCCACGGCGCTCGATCTTCTCGAAGGCCCGCGATGCCGGATGGAGGATTTTGACGTAGAACGTGGCGAGCTTTTCGTCGGCCACCAGCTCATCGCGCAGAATGTCGGCCACCTGATACGTGGCATCCGTGTCCCCGCCCGCGTAGGTCAGCAGATCGTCGGTCGGGATTTTCTCCATCTGGCTCTTGTCGTAGGTCGCGTTCAGATAGTCATCGTACCCGCCCATCTGCGTGTAAATTTTGGCGTGCAGATTGAGGCTGTTCGACCGGTTCTCGTTCAGCAGGTTCCCGACAAGGCAGGTGTCGAACTTGAAGTTCGTGCACTCGATGCCCCACTTCTCCGCGATCCAGATCAGGTCGTACTTGCCGTTCGCCATACGTAGCTTGACCTTGGGCGAGGTCAGCAGCCACTTGATCTGCTCGTACAGATTGACGTTCGGGTCCAGCTCGATCGGATGCTTCTGCGGTCCGAGGTAGAGCAGCTCGGACTTGCCCGCCTCCACCGTGAACGAAATGCTGACGACATCCTTGTCGGGATACCACGGGTAAAAGCCCATGGTCTCAGTGTCCATCGCCACGTCTACGGGCTTGCCGGTTTTCTCGTATCTCTTCTCGATCCAATCGATCATCGGCTGGAAATTGTTCACCCACCGGTACTCGCCTACTTCTGGATCGAGAGCACCTGTCCTCAGCAGCCGGACGGCAAGGCGGATGTCCCAATCTATGATCTCGGCCTTGTCCGGCTCGTTGGCCGTGATCGAGGGATCAAACGTGATCATGTAGTATCCACCACCACGCTTGATCGGCTTCTCGCGCAGCGAGCTCAGCGTGCGGTTCTTCGGCGTGATCCCTGCCCGTTTCAGAGCGTCGAGCGGCTTGCCGCCGCACACGATAACAATTTCACCCTCCCCCGGCTCCGGTGGAGGGCTGTTTTCGTCCCAAGGAACAAACTGATGAGGCGGGACATTTGGCCGGAAATTTCTGAGCGTCACCCCCAACGTTCTCTTGATCACGGACGCTTCTGCGGCTGTCCATATTTTCAGCATTAGTTCTTGACCTCAATTCANGCGAGCTTTTTCCAAGGNCCGGGTCCGGTTTTGGTGAAGGACTTCACGATGCCTTTCGCGAGCAGCTTCTTTGCCTGGTCTCCCGAGTTGGGCGCGTTTCTCTCCAGCCACTGATCTATTTTGTCCGTCTTCGCCAGATTGAGAACGTGAACATCCACTGCCGGAGTGCCCACCTTTCCGTCATAAGCCAAGACCAGCAGAGCGAGATTCCCCATCACCCTGACGATCACCATGTGCTCAGTCTTGTTTAGGAGCGCACTGACGATGCGGGCGTTGACGCTGAACGTCCTGAGCCCGACATCCACGTCCTTTGTCAGCGACCCGTTGAGCACCGGCTTCGTGTCCCGATGCTCTATGGTCATGTTGAGCGCATCAGCTATGGCGTATGCCCAGCGGTCCTTCACACCGTTTCCCATTCCAATTCCTCTCCCTTCCGGTTGCAGGACCACCGCCCGAGCGTTACGCCCATGTAGGTCACCATGAACTCGACCCTGCTCCGGTCACCACCATCCTCTTCGATCTTCGCGGTATGCAGGATCACGGGATCATCGGACAGGGCCTTGAAGATCGGTCCGGTCTCTATCAGGTCCCCGACCTCCAGGCTGTTAAATTCTTCCACGGTCAGCATGTCAGGCACCCTTGTCAGCGATCACTTTAAGGTCGGGGATTGGCGTATCAAACGGAATGCCCAGACCCATCAGGATCGACCCGAGCGTCTTGCTGGCCATCACGTAGTCAGAGCCTGCTTCCAGATGAATGCTGGCGTAATCCTTCGCTATTTTGTCGATCCCACAGCTCTTCATGTTCGACACATACTTCTGCCAGTTAGGCCCTTCAATCCTGACTGACAGAGCCATGCCCTTGATGCGAGCAGCTACCCGAACATCCTTGTTGGCGGCCACGAGGAAGTAACGCGATCCGCCCGAGGTGCCCATGACCGGCTGGTACAGCATGGTCGCGTCCCTGAGCTTCACGGGCGTAGCGGTCGTCAGCTTGGACAGGTCGAACACCTTCCAACCAGGCTCTTCCTTCGACTCTGCGGGTTTAAGCGGAGGCAGCTTGTCAAGAATGCCAGCCTTGAGCTCGTCGTTAGGCAGCTCCGGTGCTGTTACCGGCTGCACACCCTCAGCATCCACCCACTTCAGGATGGTATGGATGCAGAGAGNCAGCGCCGTGACGAGTGCTTTCTTTTCCGCAGGCTGCAAGGTTCCGGCATTCAGCTTCTGCAGCTGATCCAGCGTTACAGGAACCGTGTACCCCTTCTTGTCCCCATCCTTGCCGGGTACCACGAAATTGAACTTCGTGGCGCTCAGCGTGACCTCGATGGGGTATTTCTGCAGCCCGTCCATCAGCTCCTGGGGGATGCCCAGCTTTTTCAGTGCCCCCAGGGCATTCATGCTTTTTATGATGATCGCCACTCTATCCTCCTTGATCTGATGGCCTTACTGCCACTCTAACTTATGCCGTAGGCGGATCAAGGGAAATTGCAATTAACTGCAACCCCAGATGTTACCCATGCTCGGGATCGGGTTGTAGGTAGAGGCATCTTTTCCCTTAGAGCCTGTGGAGTACGAGTACACGCTACCCGATTTCGATGCCTTCGCGCTCTTGATGCCGAAGTGATTTCGCAGGAACTCGATCTGCTCCGAGCTCTCGACCGCCCTGTAGCAATAATGCTCCCGCACATAGCTGATCGCATCTTGCTCACCATACTCGGAGACGAGAGCGGCAAGGAACGTGCCCGTCCGCCCATGCCCGCCAATGCACCCGCAGTGCACCTTGAGACCAGCATCCAGCTTCTTCTTCGTCCAGGCAACGAGCTTCTTGAACTCCTCCGGCTTACTGGGAACTCCCATGTCCTGAATGTGGAACAGGACCTCTGCACCCTTGTTCCACGGCCAGTGCCGTTCCGTAAATTTCATGGTCAGGTCGAACCCGATGTAGACATCGGCATCCTTAACCACAGGGTTCGAGCAGGAACCGCCATAGATCACCAGATTGGTCCCAGGCAGCTTCAGAGGCGGGTGCGATTCATAGCACCACTTCCCTGAACTGCTGGTGCTTTTCTTCCCATACCCGTACGACCCGTAAGATAGCGTCGAGGAGCTGAATGTTTTTGCGGCCCGAACCGCTGCCCTGTCCCCGTAGATCACATCGTTAATGTTCTTGCGCTTCATACCAATCCCTCCTGGAATTACGCGGCACGGACCATCTGGATTTTCTTAACCTTGGTGGTCGGTGTGACCATGAACCACTTCTTGTTGAACTCCTCCTGTTCCTTGATCTTCTTCTCGTACGCAGCCTTCTCGGCCTCCTTGGCCAGGGGCGACAGTCCGTGCTTAGCCCACTGAGCCTTCTTCTCATTCGGGTATTTCTGGACCGACCCGAGAGCCTCAACCATATCCCAGGCGACATAATCCCCGATGTCCTCGGGAAACCATTCCTTCAGGGTCTTCATCCATTGAGTCAGTTCGTTAGGTACGAACGACCACAAAGGCTGATCGAACAGGATCGCCTGCGGTATCTGCCCCGACCTCTGAACGTCGAGGATTCGGATCAGAACCTGCATGTTGTAGTGCCCATAGAAGATGCCTTTGTTGAAGATCGGCCCATTGTTGTGGGCGAGGGTCCATATCGTATCCAGCATCATCTCTGCCGAATACTCGCCCGTCACGAACCTGCAGAGGCAATCAGTCACCCTGCCCCAAGCCGGACCGCCGTAGCCTGAGTTCCACTTCGAGTTATAGAACTGCCAGCGGAGAGCCTCGACATACTGGCCGATCGTCGCCGTCGGCGGGTTGGTGACGAACTTCTGGTGGATGCTCGACTCCCCGCCCGAAATGTGCACGAAGAAGTCGGCCACCGACAGGCCGAACTTGTCCATCAGCTTCTTGTGATCGCTGTTCAACGACTTGTTGTGCCGCGCCTCTCGGGTGCAGATCAGCAGAAGGTAGTAGAAGGCCCTGACCGCCCTCGGCACCAGGTTATCATGGTAGGCTTCCACGAATTTCAGGATGTGAGGAGGAAGCGGCTCCAGCGGGTGGAACCGCTTCGAGATCAGGGCCATCCCGTGATTCATCCCGTAGAACCACAGAGCCTGCGTCTCTGGCGTCGAGTGACCCTCATCAGACGGGGAATGCGTGTGCTGATACTTACCCAGGGCCTTAGCCACGTTGGAGCACGGGACCTCGCTCATGTCCCGCTTGATGCACAGAACACGAGACGAGTGATAGGCCAGAGTATCTTTCGGGTCGGTGAGTGCCATGCATACCCTCCATGGTTCCGGTTGGCTTTATCTTATCGTGACCTTGAGCCGGTCCGAGTCAATGAGAAATGCAATTAATTGCACTTCTCAGGGAGCCAAGAAACGGGAAAGCCACGGGAACCTCTGTGCCCAGGCGAACNTGTGCAGCCACTTGCGCAGCTTTGTCACGTCAAAATCCTTGACGAACTGCTCCTGCGCCCGCGTCTCCACCGCTCGCGGCGTGTAATGCTTGCGTACGTAGGCGACCGGATCATCAACCCCGGCAGCCTTGGCAAGGAGCGCGAGGAACAGCCCTGTCCGGCCCCAGCCACCCATGCAGCCTACGTATACCGGCTTGCCACGGATCGCGGCGCGAAGCGTGTCCCTTACCGCCATTTCGACACGGAACGTGTCAGTAGGGACGCTGAAATCCCTGATAGGCAGGTGGACATCGTAGCTGCCCGGCATCACGTTCTCGGCGCGGACGCACACCCCGAACGCCTTGTCACGACCAGGGAAGNAGTCGTACGGCCCACCTGCGATCTGGAAGCGGTAGAACGCCCCGCGCCAACCCAGATCAATCGGGAGGAAGCCGTTCGGACCGCCCTTCGTCAGCTTTCTATGCATCATCAACCCTCCTGGTAGTCTGTACTCTGACTTCTACGAGTTACCCGAAACCATGTCCAATCGGGTAACATCGAGAACCTTGCCGTCCTTGATGAACAGGACGAAATCCTCGAACCGCCAATTGCCGTACTCGTGAGTGAACGGGGCGGCGCGTCTGGCCATTCTGGCGATTCGCTTCTCTACGTCTCCGCACAAACCTGCAGCCTTAGCCTGACGGATGGCCTGCTCGGTCACTTCGTACTGGCGAAATCCCATTGCTTTTCTCTCTGTCTCGCTCTGTACCGGTCACCACGCAGAATCTCGATCTCGCGCGGCGCGTCTATCGCCACGCGGACCATGCCGTACTTGAAGAAATCCCCGGACGCCACGAACACATCAGGCAGTATCTCCGTGGCATGCGTATCGACGATCTCGAACTCCTTGCCATCGATGGACAGCCAGAATTTCTTGGCGTCCTGAATGCGGGAGACCACCACCTGACGGTTCCAACCCAGAAATCGTCACCTTGCTTCAAGCTCAGAACCAAAGACATTGCCGTTGCCTCCGTGCTTACATTCCAATGTCTTAGCTCAGTCTGCCAGCACCGAGAAGGCGGCGTAATCTGCAGGAACGATCAGCGGAACGTCCTCTGCTCCAACGATGTCCAGATCGAGGTAGTCCTTAATGAGCGTGTTCAGCAGCTGTCCGAACTCCTTCTTGAATGCCGCATCGCTGTCGGGCTTGGTCCCGAAGCAGTAGGCCAACTCGTTGTCCGTTTCGGGCATGAAGCTCTGCGGGTTTCTGATGTCGAGCTTCACGTTCTCCCTAGAAGACATCTGCTTGATACCCTCGACCACCGCTTCGGCCACTTCCAGCGAACCCCACCAGTAGGCGGCCTGCACCACGTGCGGGCGATGATCCGACCCGAGATCGACCGGCGACGACTCCCATGCCCCGAGCTTTTCCATGCACCAGTTCATCACGGTTCGGACCGCAGGATCATCCGAGCTGTCAATCACCGGTACATCGGTCTGCACCCAGACGTTACCGGTCGATCCATCGATCGTGATCTTCGTGCAACCACTCCCTTTCATGGCATCGATGTCGAGCGTGGTGCAGCCCACCACACAGGGCTTGTCCATCGCGCGAGCCACCACTGCGGCGTGACTGGTCGCCCCGCCCGTCTTGGTCAGGATGCCCACGGCGGCATTCATGCCCGCGATGTCATCCGGTGTCGTCTCGTGCGAGATCAGTATGCAGGGTTCCGTGCAATTAACTGCATCCTCCGCCGAGAACACGGGCTTTCCGCTCACCACGCCTGGACAGGCGGGCAGACCCACGANGTCCGGCTCCTCCTTGAAATTNGGATCGAGCATCGGCCTGCGGACGACCTTGAACTGCGCTTTCTTGAGACGGGAGAGCGCCGTGTCCCTGTCGATCACGCCCTCCTCTACCAGATCGACCGCGATCCTGAAGGCTGCGATGGCCGACCGCTTGCCCACCCGGCTCTGCAGGATGAACAGGGAGCCGTTCTGCACCGTGAACTCCACATCCACCATGTCCCGGTAGACATCTTCCAGCCGGACGCAGACATCCCCCAGCGCATGATAGACGGCCTTCCACTGAGCCCCCATCTCANCCATCTCGGTCAGGGGCCGCGGTGTGCGGATACCNGCCACCACGTCCTCGCCCTGCGCATTCTGCAGGAACTCGCCCATAATCTCGTTCTTGCCGGTCGAGGGGCACCGAGTGAACAGCACACCCGTCCCCGAATCCTCCCCCATGTTCCCGAACACCATGGCCTGCACGTTGACGGCGGTTCCCATGTCTTCGGGAATACCGTTCAGCTTGCGGTACTCGATCGCCCGCGGGTTCATCCAGCTGTCAAAGACGGCCAGCACTGCCGCTCGTAGCTGTGCCTCGGAGTCGTTGATCGGAAAATCGAAGCCCTTGTTGGCGAAGAACGCCTTGAGATACTGCTGGCTGACGAACTCCAGATCAGCAGCCGTCAGGTCAGTGTCACTCTCGGCTCCCACCGCCTTCTTGTGCTTGGCGAGCTGGAACTCGAACACCTCATGCGGAACCCCGTAGGCCGTGCTGCCCAGCATCTGGATCAGCCGTCTCATGCTGTCCATGGCCGCCCGCTTNCCCAGGCGCTCCTCCCACTCGGGCAGGTTTTCATTGGTCAGGCCCACGTTCAGGATCGTGTCCATCATGCCCGGCATCGAGANCGGTGCACCCGAGCGAACGGAGACAAGCGGGGTGTACCCGAACTGCTTGGACANCCAGTCCATGTGGNCGAGGACCTCGCCCATCAAGGCGTCGANCCACTCGTCNACCTTGTCCGGNTTGTCCTGCAGGAGCTTGCGGTATTCGTTGCAGGTGTCCGTGGTGATCGTGAAGCCTGGCGGGACTGGCATTCCGGCCTGAGCCATCATGGCGAGGGCTGCTCCCTTGCCCCCCAGATGCTTCTTGGTCACGGACTGGTCCGTGATCTTCCAGTCGCAGTGGTCAGAAGAAAATCTGAAAATCCGTTCCATGCTTCCCTCCGTGGATTGATGGGGTACGCTCCTAACGTAATGGGTTGGCGGGGAATTGCAATTAAATGCAGTTCCCCGACCATGAATTTTTCAGCCCCGGCAACTACCGTCCCGGAGGAAGGGCG